GATAGAGATATTTCACTCTATAGCCATTCTCTGAGATCGTTTTAAGGTAGGCGCCTTTTCTAATTATATCCCCATCGGAATCTACATTATTAAAAACGGATGCATAGCCTTTAACTATTCCAGCCTTGTCATCCATGTCTATAAGCTCCCCTATTGGAGCTTGTTTAAATAAAATATTTTTCATTTTACAAAGATATTAATTATATATAAACTAATTCAGCGCCATCATCGGAGGCATTTTTATAAATAACTCCAATTCTTTTACCATCCCTTTTTTTTAAAAACTCATGTATTTCAACAATTCCAAACATAGCCAAAAATGACATTGGACTCTCATCTTTTGGATATTGTTTATTATAATCTATTAATAATTTTTCTAACTCTAGTGTATTCATAATTTACTTAACATTTTTTCCATATATTCTAATGCATCCTTATAAAACTCTGGATAAAGCTCTTTAAAAACTACATTTTTATTATAATAAAAATCATGGGAGTTTGCAAATATTTCAGCTAGTTGACCATACATTCCTCTTTCATTATAATAACTTAATCCATGCCCACCACCTAAAGATTCTTTAGTTATAGCACCAAAATAATCTTGCATTGATGCCCAGCTTTCAGAAAATTCTTCCTCTGTAATATTATATTTTTTCATCAGTCTAGCCTCTTGTTTCCTATAATTAGACCAGTATATCTTAAGATTCTTTTCATAGTTTGATCCACCATGCGGATAAGTTAGATTATTAAAATAATTTTTATTTTTTTTCTTAATCTTTTCAATCTTCGATAATTGATCTTTATAATGTTTTACGACATCATCATCAAAATCTCCATCTAAAATATATGATCTAGTTTTGCTTGGTCTTACTATCCATCCTTTAGTATTATGTAAAGCATGACCATACTCATGAGCCAAAACATTCTTTAATGTATTCCCTTTTTTAGTGTACCTCCTAGCTAAAACTATAGCCACTCTTTTCGTTTTTGCTAAATACATAGATGATCCAGCTTGTTTTTTTGTATAAAATCCAAAATCTACTGAGCCTTTTTCAAAATTCAGTAAGTAATTTGTATCTCCTAAATCCCATCCATTATTCTGTTTTGATAAAAGTTCTTTTGGAGTTAAATCTTTAAGTCTGTCTCTTGTACTTCTTTGCGCCCTCTCTCTGCTAGTTATATCATCTACTGGCTTCCTAGATGTTACTATCTCATCTCCTATGAGCTGGCTAGTTCTGGCGCTTACTCCCCCACCTATTCCAGTAAGAGATACTCCTTCATTAACCTCTGCTCCTTCTTTTGGATATACAGCTATAGAGCATCTACAATTCACAATATTATGAGCTGATGCTCCAGATCTAAAGTCTGCTGGCTTTTTCATTTGCACCACTCTGCTAAGCTCTGGCACTGCAAAAGTCTCATTAAAGCCTACTACCTTACCATTCATATTCAGATGATCAGATTGGTCTCCTCTAGTAAATGCTCTAGTCCTTCCATCTTGGGAGCTTACCCATTCCTTGACTAGACTTGATTTTGGGAATATATCTGAGGCTGATTGCATTATTCCCTCATTAGCTGCTGAGGTTGCCTCAGTTCTTACTATCCTCTGAGCTTGATATTCTGTAATCCCTCTAAATCTATTTTGGAGGATTCTGCCTTGTTGCTTGCGCCCTAATGATTGGAACTCTGGATCCTTAAATAGATTCCCTATATTTCTTTTGAGTTCTTTTAGAGCTGTCCCTTGTACTAGAATAATCTTATCTCCAGCTTCTGTCTGTCCTATCCTTGAGAAAGTTGTTCTCCAAGTAGTTTCATTACCAGAGTTTTTCTCTATAAACTTATCAAAGCTCCTAGCATACCACTTAGCAAAGTCCACTCCTACCTCCTCATAGAGATCCATATATAGAGTCTCTATGTCTCTGACTTTAAATAGATTAGAAAATTCCCTCTCTGAGTTTGTGGCTAGATAAGATTCTGTCCCTTTGTTATATTCTTTAAGTAGATACCTTTTCCACTTTTTGGATTGTTTCCTTTCATTAAGGTTGAGCCTATCAGAAAAGGCTCCTCTCCAGCTCTCTTTGAATCTTTTAATGTCCACCTATTCATCTTTGTTAGCTGATCTATTTCTCTCTACAAATGATAGCATAGCTCTGCCTCCCCAAGCATTATACATGACATAGCCTTTGTCATTCCAAGGCGTTCCTCTAAACTCCTCAGCTATCTCTGCATTTTGCTCATGCCTTTTTAAAAAGCTATAGGTTTGATTTACCTCAGACTGGCTCAATGGGCGCCTTGCTGCTAACTGTCTAGCTCTTGCCCATCCAGTATCTGTCCCCATCTTAGATCTTAGATCATACTCTTTATCCCAGTCTAATACTCTCTGGGCGTTGTTAGTAGCTCCTTGCGGATAGTTATCATAATTTTTATTTGTTTTTTGAGCTTCCTCATATTCTTCATGAGTTTCAAAAGGCATATAAATTTCATTTCCATCATAGGTATGAGTATGGAATCCTACTCCTTCTCCGTTCCATCCCATCTCCTCTGCTCTTTGCTCAGCTTCTTCTCTTGTAGTATAAGCATCTAAAAACGCATTAATCTTATCTTTATTCATTGGATTCTTTTTGGATGACAATGGATGTCCCTCTGGTAGTAAATCTGTATCATAGGGTTTATTTCTAAATCTACCAGTTCTTAAAGCATATAGTAAACCATTTACTCTCCCTAAAGCCCACTGCTGCTCATTATTAACATTTGGTCTAACTGAGCTAGGGTTAGTCCTATAAGCGCCTACTCCTCTAACAAAGGATCTAGCTAGCATTGAAAAGGTAGCTCTCTTGTCTGGATCATCTCCATATTTATCATTATGATCCTTTACTTTATTTCTTAGAGCTGTTTCCATAGTTGCGCTTATGTTAGGCGCTTTGTATTCCATATCATACATTTGATATATCTCAGAGTCTAAATCAAAATCCTCATCATCATCATTATAAGAATCTCTGTCAGCGTAGTATTCAGCTAGCTTTCCATCTTTAGCAGCCTCATACTCCTCATGAGTTTCAAAAGGCATATAAACAGTATATCCATCAAATATCATTTCGTGATAACCAGATCCTCCCATTTGCTCAGCTCTTGCTCTAGCCTCTGCAATAGTAGTGTAAACATCATTCATGCCTCTAACTTCTGTCTTAAGCATCTTTTGCTCATCTATAGCATCTACTATATCATCTAGCCCAGAGCTTGGCTCCATTGGGATCAGATTAGCTGGTACATAATACTCATTCATCCTAACATTATCCTCATCTACCCCATAATTCATAGCTATCCTCTTTTCATTGGGAGTAAGCCACCAGCTCTTAGACATCTGATCCACTACTTTCTCTGTCTCCTCTTGTAGCTCTGGAATACTGTTAAAGTCAAAATCTATATATAATTTATCTCCATATTGGGGAGTAAGCCACCTATTGAGTTCCTCTCTGATTCTAATAAGCTCTGGGATAACAGCATTCTGATATAAGGCTTTTTTAGCCTCCTTCATATTGTTGTATGTCGTGCTGTCGGTATTGTTAAGGAGTTGGACTGGAACATTATAAACATTACAAAGATCTTTTATACTTGCATTGTACTGCTCTATTAAAGACAGATCTGATGCATTGAGTCCAAAGTTTACCCATGATAATTTTTTAGGAGTTATAATTAGATCTCCAGCATTCTGAGATCCTTGATATGTGCTTCTGAATTTATCTTTTAGCTGTTGTAGATACTTGACTCCAGTAGTTAGCGCCTCATTATTAGCATCCATTGACCTTAGCCCAGCCTTTAATGGACTCATGCCATAGAGATGAGATCCAGATCCATCATAGTAAGGATTAAAGTTTTTAATATGACAGATAAACTCAGCTGGAATCCTATAAGTTCCATTATACTCTAAAGTGTATTCTTTTACTGGCTTCATTAGTCCACCACTATGGATCTCTACTACTTGGCTAGGCAACACATACAGCTCTTTATATTTACCACTATTCTGTCCAGTATCTGGAGCTATACCATAGATATATCTATTTCCAGTTAATGCGCCAAAAGCTATAACTTCTTGGAGCCAGCTATTAAAAGATTGAGCTGGATTTGGTCTATTGAGCAGCTCATGTAGATCCGTATCCTCTACATTTACTAGAGCTTTTTTCTGTATTATATTAGCATTTATCAGTCCAGTAGTAGTAACTGATCCAGATGTGATTGATTTGTATCTTTTAAGTTCATTCTCATTCTTTACCTCATAGATTTGAAAAGGAATGTTTGCTGCTGTCTTACTTATTAAGTTTACTATTGAGTAAACTGTAGAATTAAATCTGTAGCCTTTATTGATGTAAGTATCATCATTCTCACTAGAGCTTATTAAATTATTTCCAATATATCTATATACTAACTTATTAAATGCCTCATTCGTGTTTTGGCTAGATTTACGAATAGCGCCCTTGAATCTGTCTAAAATTCCCATTAAATTATTTTTTACAAAAATATAAATTATATTACAAAGAAACTGCTACGATTTCCCCAGACTGTATATGTGCAATATCTAAGGCTGTCGTGCAAGTGGTTCCACCTATCTACTGGCTTGTTTATGATGGTTCCATCTTTTAAAACATCCCAGAGATAGTTCTCATATTCTTTTTTAAAATTCTTTGACTCATTAGATAAGTAGATATTAAACTCCTTTAAGAAACTAATACCAGCATTAATAGATCCTTGACCTTTCTTGCTAGCCTTAAACATATTACCTCCTCTATCTAACTGCCTTAACTCCTCTCCACTCTTAGGCTCTGCTGAGTCATAAATACATAAAACATCTCTGTAGCCTTTCTCATATAAGTAATTACTTATGTCGTTGTTTGTCATTCCTAACCTATAGCATACCTCATGTACATACAGATCCCCTCCTACCTTTCTAACTTCACAAATAGCACACTGGTCATTACTATATCCAAAATCAAGTCCTAGATAAATATCATCAGACTCTGGGAAATCTTTATAGTCTATCATATTCCAGTTACTAAATATCTGTCGCTGACTAAATACAGCTCTCTGACCTTGACCAAATACTCTATAAAAGTCTGGATCCTTATCTTTTAAAGCCTCTATGCTCTGGATAATGTTATTTGACAGAAACTTATTATCCTTATAAGTAGTAACCCACTCATCGGTCTTATCCTCTGGTAGATCATAGAGCCATGATGTAACATCAGATGGATTATAAGTGAATATAATAAACTGCTCTGTCCTTAGATCTATTTGTCTAAAATCCTCCAGACTTAATTCATTAGCCTCCTCTAATAGCGCTATGTCTCTCTTTCTACCTCTAATCTTTTG